TGGACTTTTGTGTCCAACTGCTGAACCACTTGAAAATGCGTGTGGTGTATCGTAGTGACCTGTTCCGGTTCCGTCGATACCAGCTGTTGCTGTTGTAGAGACTTCTTCAAGTTCTTCGTCTTTTTCTAATTCTTTAATGACGAAATTCTTGATATACTCTTTTAACTTAGCTATCTTGTCGTGTTTGGACATTTTTGATTTCCTTAATTAATTCATAGTATCTCATCAATGCAACCACGTGTTTATCTTTCACGATTTTTCCTTTTGTAGCGATGTCTGTGTAGTCAATCGCTTCTGATAATTTAATCTTAGTAATATTATCGTTTACCTTTGGAAGTAATGCTTTTAGAGCTCTTTTGATTTTGATTACTTCTGAATCGATAAATTCCTTTAATGAATTTGTATTTGATACATTATTGATATATTCTTTCAATAAGTTTCTTTGATTTTCATTTAAAGATTTATACTTAGAATTAAATTTATCAACTAATAATTGATAACTCAACAACCTTAAATCTTTATCCTGGCCAGAATACTCACTTAAGTTTTGTTTTTTCGCTCTGGATTGTTTTGATTGAGTGATATGTTCAGTTATAGTGATTGATGAATCAGTTTTTTGGACTGGTCCAAAGTCTTCTTTACCTACTTCAGTTTGGAAAACACGATAAATAGATGCCTGAACTTTAAAGTTAGGTATTCTTGTATTAAAGAATTCTTTTATATCATAATTTTCTTTTATTGTTTTGATTAGGTTGTATTTTTCGTTTGCTAATCTACGATTAGACAATTTTCTACGACTTTTGACCACGGCTTCTACTAAAGAAGATGCGTGAGTCAAGTTTTTGTATTTTTTATTCAATAAGATTGAGTATAATTCGTATTCTTTACCTAATTCAGTCTTATTATTAAAGAATTCTTTAAATAATTTAACTGATTTAGCGTTCTTTTCATCGTTAATCACATCAACTGTAATTTGACGAGAAAGTAGTTCATAAAGAATACCTGTATTCTTTATCTTATTATGTTTTACATAAGACATTTGAGCTCCAAAGTATTTTTCTGTATTTTATCAATAATAAATATAAAACTTTCAAGAAATCGGTATCTATTCCTTACCTTTTTCGTCTTTATATTCATTATATTCCTTGTTCATCTGTTCTACCTGGTTAGTTTCTTGTATTATGTCCTTTGACTTTTTTGCTCCCATTGTTTTTTTCAAAGCGTCGTAGTGTGCTAATGCTAATGGTCTACGATTTTTTGTTTGCTTTCCTAATGGGTCACGACCTCTTGCTCCACTATCTTTGAATGGTTTATTCATTTCCTGTGGACGACCACCTTGTTGGTCTTTTGGTCTATTGTCTTCTCCATCATCAAAAGGGTCAAATATAGAACCTGCTACGGTATCCGGTGGTGTTTGAGCATCGTCTTGTCCGATACCCACGGCTGCCATATCACTTGGTGTTCCGATTGACTCTCCTGAAGCCATTGGGTCATTACCTTCCATTTCAATTTGTGAGTGTCTGAATTTCTGTTTTTGGTCCTCAACGATTTGATTCTCAATTTCAACTTTTTCTTTGTCAGAAAAGTTAAACACATTGTCATACACCCAATTGTATGGTAAAATTTTATCTTGTATCATATCACGAGCTAAACTTACTTTCTGTCCGAACAATTCAATCTTCTCTTGTTCATACATTGTTGAAGGACTTGCTAACTCTAATTCAAAGTTTACTAAGTCTTCGTCTGTATATCCTTGTGAATATAGATGAACAACTGCAATCTTTGTTAATTCTGATACGATAATTCTTTGTATTCTTTCTATGGTTCTTGCAAATCTTACATCTTCTGCTGCAAGTGTTGCTTTACCACCGACATTTTCATCAAACCCTAAGAATGCTTTCGGTACTCTTAGTGATGCTAATAATTTGTTTTTCAAATATTCAATGTCTTCTGTTGAATCATAATCAATACCACTCAACTCATTGATTTCAGTTCCACTATCTCCACCACGAACTGGCATAAAGAAGTCTTCTGTTAGGTTTTGCATATTATATTTTAAATTATACTCACCTGTTGTTTCATCCATAATAGGTGTTTTCTTCATCTTGTTAATAATTCTTTGCATATAATTATCAACTTCGTTTGGTGGTATATTACCAATATCAATCTTGAATACTCGTTTAGAAGGTGCTCTCATAATTCTGTGAATTAACATAGCGTCTTCCATTAAAGTTAATTGTTTCCAAATCTTTCTCGTAGACTCAACCATAGATTTACCATAAGGTAAGAAGTTACTATCGTTTGCTAATCTGAAATGTGCTATTTGAAAGTTTTCAAATTCTATTTTTCCTTTACTTGACTTTTGTCCAAAGTAAGGGTGTGCTCCTTCAATACTTTCCAAGTAGAATTTTGTATAATAAGGATTTTCTGGGTCTTCTCCCTCTGCTCTTATGACTTCATAAGGTGAAAGTGGAACTACATTTGTAATACCATACTTTTCACTAATGTCTAAATGTAAAAAGAAATCTCCATACTTAACCATATTACGAACCCAAGGCCATAGATTGAACTCAATGTTCATTATGTCATAGAATAAATTGTTTAATATTTCTTTAATGTTTTCGTTATCTGTTTTAACATCAATGACTTTTCCGTATTGACCTTTCATTGTGGACTCATCTGAATAAATGTCCAATGCAGAAGATATGATTGGGTCTGAATCCATTGATTCATAATCCTTAAACAATGCTAACCTTGCCGCCATAACTTGATGAACGGTAGAATAACCTGTTCCTACTAAATCTAAGTTAGTATGTAGTTTTGAATATCTATCAACTAAATGTGATTTAACCTGTTTTTGTACTTGGTCTGTATCGGCGATTTTTAATTTCTTACCACCTACATTTCTTACGATTACATTTGTTGAGAATAATCTCTGTAATCTACCAAATAATGATTTATCTGCCATTTTTTACCTCACTTTTATAAGAGCCAGTCTAATGACTCTTTTTCTTTACCTGTTTCCCACTCCCAACTATCATTTTTATTTGCGTCTTCTTGAGTGTATACACCCTCATTATCCATCATTTTGGATAGGGTTTTTTTTGTTAATTCCACACCTTGTGTTCGTAATCTTAATGCTGTATCACGAACCCAAAGTCCAATAGCAAACGACATAACTAAATCATCATTGTATCCGTTCATCGCTTGCGCTCTGTTATTTATATAGACAAAAGTAAGTAATTCATCAACCAATCGGTTACTACGAACCACTACACTTTCCTCTCTAAAAAATTCTTCTAACTTACTAATAATTAGTGGTCTGGTCTTAGAAGTCGTTGAAAAACCAGCAACCATTTTCTTTTCTTCACGATAATGTTTATTCGTTACTTGATGTTGAACATCAACATATTGTAAGTCTTTACTTGTATAAAATAGATTAGGGTAATCCCTGTCTATAATTTGTTGGATTGTTGCCCAACCAATATTGTTGTTCTCTACTATAAGTAGAGCATCATTATATTCTGTTGCTACTGAAACCAACATATTTCCAAAATCTTTGGTATTTATTCTACCTTTATATTCTGCTACCTGAGTCAAACTTTCCAACTCAATAACGTGAAATGCAGAATAGTCTGCTGAATCTCCACGACCAACATCAGCACATACAATATAATCTTTATTGTAGTTTGGTTGTTCCCAAACCCACATATTACTATCGATACCCCTTTTTTCTGTTGGTTCAATACAATGTGATTTTCTTAATCTTTCTAATACTATAGCGTCAATCACACCTGTACCGGATGTTAAGAAGTCACAATCACACTCTTGAGCTGCTGAACTTGGACCCAGTAAAGTATCCTGTTCTTTTCTCCAATCTTCATTTCTGTCTGGGTGTGTAGTCCAATGCAATTTAATTGGATTAAACATACCTCTAGCTTCTTCAGCGTCTATCCAAGTTTTATGGAACCAATTACCCACACCATTAGGTGTTGATAATGCAATACAACTACCACCAGTAGTTAATGTAGATTGTGCTGCTGTCCATATTTCATCAATCTTGTCAATAAATGCTGCTTCGTCCAATATCAATAATGATAGAGCTTCTGAACGAGCTGCTTCTGGACCAGATGAAACTGCTTTAATCTGGGAACCATTCATATATCGTAGATTTAGTTTGTTATCCTCAACACATCTTTGTTTCAACCAACTCGGTAAGTTTGCGTGCATAACACGAACTTTCGTTACCAAGTTTTTTGCTACCTCTTGTTTTGTTGCAATTACCAA